ACGGATTGGAGATCGGCACGATTGCCGACCGCCTTGCGCTTGTCCGCTTTCACGAACTCACTGCCCACAGACTGTGGGACTCCTGCTTTCTTGGCGAACTCGGGGTTGTTTGCCACCGCCGCCATGAAATTGTGTTGCTTCCGACTACTGGAGGGCACTTCGTTGCTCCTTCATGAAGGCATCAAGCTTTGCGTCCATCCTGTCCAGCCGGTCGATCACTCGGTCCATGTCCAGATGAACGTCCACCTTGGTCACGTACTCCTTGGCAACTTCCTCTCGCGTCCTGTTGAGCAGGATTTGAATGCGTTGCATCTCGTCCCACATCAGCTTGATACCCCAGAGGACGAGAGCGGAAAGAAAGGAAAGAACAACGTTCCACAACATCATGTCCATTCACCACCTCAGCAGTTCCAAGCCCTCAAGGATTTGTTAATCCTCGAATTGGGATCTTTTGCGGTCTTGGCGCTCGTGAGCTTCTTTTTCATCCCTTCCATACGGGCGCAGAAAGAGTCTCGGCGTGAGCCGCCCTCGGGTTGCGGGGCTTTCAGCCCCGGCTTCCCCGGGTTTGCTTTGTTGTAGGAAGCTCGTCCTTTGGCGTTCAAGCCGCCTTTGGGATTCTTCCCTTCCTTTCGTTGCCATGCTGGAGTTTTAGCCATACATCACCGTTGCGGTTGCGCTTGAGAGGGCAACGTACACATCGGTTTGACAGCGAATGCCCTCGCCGGGCATCAACACACTGATGGAGCCAGCGGCGGCGGGGGCCGTGAAAGACCACACCGTCGTCCCGCTCGATCCGCCGTCTTTGATGGTCACAGTGCCGCCCGAGGCGTAGGAAATGGCAAGGGCCTTCACCCGAGCAGGGCCAGCAAATGCCGTCCCGCTCGTGGTTCGTTCCGCGCCTTTTACGTCATACTGCATCGTCATGTGATGCTCCTTTTAGACGTTCTGCTGGCCGCCCAGAGGATCAACAACGTAGTACAGGATCGTACCGCTGATGGAGCCGCCGGTGGGGGCATCACCAGAAGTACCGCCGCCAGTGATGGTCACCAAGCTGGTGGTGGACATCGTGGTCCCCATGTTGGCCCCTGCGGTGGCGGAGGACAAATCAATCGACAGCTTGCCGGTAGTCGCCACAGCGGCGCTCACCAGACCGGTGTTGGTGGCGGTGCTGGTTCCGTACAGGGTGAAGCCCATATCGAAAGTGGGGGTCGTGCCACCGGTGGCGGCACAGATTGCTTGAATTTCCACCACAACTGCACCAGCAGGGAGGATCACATCAGAGGAATTGGTGGAGGAGACTGACACTGCTGTGCCAGCGGCATCAGCGCCGGAGATGTAGAACTGAGCTGCCATGAGGCCAGAACCACAGTAAGCGGTGCGAGTCTGATCGCCGCCGCCCGAGCGCCAAATTGATTGGGTCGTAGAGACTGCCATTTGAATTGTCCTTCGTACAAAGATCAGCGTGTCAGTTGTGTACGCATCTGCCGGATCAGTCTGACACACCGGGAACTCCGGTTGCTTTGAATATACCCCATTTAAACACTGGTCACAAGCATTTAAACGCAAAAAAAAGGGAGCCGAAGCTCCCTTTCTCTGTGTGGTTGGATCAGGACGAACCCGAAGAACCCCACATACCCAGAGGGTCAGACCAGCCGAAGCTGTAACGCTCACGGGACTTGTAGCGCACGTTGCCAGTGTCGAAGTCACCGTCCATGCTGTTCTGCAAGGGGGTGCGGACAAAGTGCTTCATGCCGTTGGGCACATCGGTCGTCAGGAACCAAGCGTTGGGATCCGTCAAGAAGTGGTTGACGGTGTAGCCTTCCGGCACAGCGCCCATGTTCTTGATGGCGTTGATGTCGTTGTCGTTTGTACCGACACGCAGAGAAGTCTCAAGGAGACGCTCGGCAACGAACATCAGAGCCGGGGGGATCACCATCTTCTTGGGTTTGGCGGCGATCAACAGACCACGTTCATCCGTCCAAGCGGCGATCTGAATGATGGCGGCTTCCAAGGAAGTCTCATTCAGGTCAACTTGGGTGGCGGGAGTGTTGCTGTTGGTTCCACCAGAGACCAAGGGGTGAGCAGTGCTGAACAGAGCAACACCGTCGCCACCGGGGTAGCTGGCGGAGAAGCCGTTGTTCAGGACGGCGGCGGCTTTGACCTGCTTGGTGTAAGCCATGGCACGGGCCAGCGACTTGGTGTAACGAGCAGACAGGCTGTCGTACAGGTTGTCTTCAATCGCCTCTTCGGTGATCGAGAAACCCAAAGCGATGGTTTCGTGCGTGTAGCGGGTCGTCCAAGCTTCCTGAGCGTTGTCGTACGCGATGGCAGAACCTTCGTTCTTCACCGGTGCGGCAGAGAAGCCAGACAGCTTGGTTTCTTCTTCAAACGAACGCTCAGAGGTCTCGGTTTCGTAGATCTCTTTGTGTTCTTCGCCGTAACGAGCGTACTCCAGACCGAACAGGGCGTTCAGGCCGGGGAGCAACTCTTTCAGCAGTTGTGCGCGTGAAATAGCCATTTTTTACTCCTTGGATCAAACGCCAGTCGGGTTGAGATACTGATGACCGCCAGCAACCGTTTGACCAGTCACGTTGGGGGCATTCCACTTCACGATGACTTCGCAGAAGTTGCCGGAAGAGTTTGCAGTATCGGGAACCACATCAATGATGCGGATGGGGAGGGTTGCCGTGGTGGTGGCCCCTGCGGCGGTGTAAACACCAACCTTGGAGTCGCCGGTCACGGTGGAACCGGTGTTTTGAACCAACTGAGCGTTCGAGCCGATCACGGTGCGACCCAAGAAGGCAGGGGTCAAGCCGTTGCCGTCCGCAGTCGTACCGGCAACCAGCACAACCTTGAACAACTGATCAGGATCGTCAGACACGAAGGCGTAAACAACAGTGCCAGACTTGACTGCCAAGCTTGCAGGGTAGTACTGCGAGAAGGTCAGCTGGCCGGTCGCTGCGCTGATGTACTGGCAACCTTGGAACACGCCAACAGGAGTGGCGGTCGAAGTGCCAGAGTCTTTTTCAACAGTGCCGCCGGAAACAATCGTCAACAGGTCACCGTAAAAAATGCTCGTCGCATAGTTTGCGGTGATAGCCAGTTGGCGAGTCGCGCCAGCAAACACCTGCCCACCGATCAGATTGATCGGCTTCAGCCCGTAGGGGGCGTCAACGGTAGGATATGCCATTTAAGGACTCCAAAAAATCATGAACCAGAACCGAAACTGACGCTCGTTTTCTTATCGGCAAACAACGCCATATTCGAACGACCGTCCTTTTCACGAAGGAAGTTGTTGTCCACTGATTCCATTTGAGCCTTGTTCTGCGCTTCGTAAAACTCGGCGCGTTGACCCATGAACTCTTTTGGAATGCGGCAGAGCAACAGACCACCCACTTCGATGTTTCCTTTGAAACGACCTTCAGTGGTGGCATGCAACATCAGCTCGGGGTATTCTTCGGCCTTACAGGCTTCGTACCCTTCGCGGAATTTGCCAGAGATGTTTGACGGATCAGCGGTTCCGAGGGTCGAAATACGAATCCATCGGTGAGACCAACCGGGCCGCTCATCGGGGTTTGGCAGAGTTTCGGGAGCACGCCACTTTTGGGGGCGCTGAGGCTGACGAGCCGTACGCTCTTCGAGTTCTGCTGCCAAACGGCCTTGACGACCACGGGTTTGAGTTTCTGTTTGTTCCATCATTCACCTCTTTTCAATTTTGCAACCTGTTCAGCGTATGCCTGTGGAGAGATTCCCAGTCGTCGCGCTAGGGTGACCTGAGAGCCTTTCAACTTGACACGAGTCGGCGGAGTGCTTCTGTCTGCCGAAGCAACGACAGAAGTTCTACTGGCACGGCGGGGTTCATCCTCGTCCGGTTCTGATCTCTTTCTGGGAGGCGGATCATCTTCCTCATGGCTCTGAGCTTCAAAGTGCTCAGGAAATCTTTTTCGCATTACGCTGTCAATGGTCCTGAAGTACTCTTCAGTACCGACGTAATCCGAACCATATTCCTTTTGTAAACGTTTGTCAATGCCGACAGCCGCCATTGTCATTTCGTCGTCCACACCCCACCAATCGCTGTTCTTTTCAATCCAGCGCTGGGTGCGCGGACTGACCTGCGGCTTGGCCTGTTGGGGGGCGGGTTTGACTTGATCAAACTCTTTGTCTTCGTGCTGGATGGGCTTGAGATCTTGAGCCTTCTCAAGCTTCATGGCTGCGCGGGCCACCGCCTCTTGAGCAGCAACGATTGCATCAGCATCGCCATCCTCAAAAGCCTTCTTGAAGGCCACCTTGGCCGACTCAAGCTCCAGTTGAGCAGAAGATTTGTTTTGTTCGATGAAGACCTTGCTTCCAGATGCAAGTTGCTCCTTGAGCCTCTTGTTCTCATCGTAGACGCTTCGGGCAAACTCTTCAGCCGCCTGACGCTCACGCTCTGCCGCCTCTTTTGCACGGCGCTCGTCGTGGTAGCCACGGGTGAACTTCTTGATCCGGCTTTGCACCTTCTCGTCGTAGGAAGCAAGCTCTTCATCGGTCGGATCTTCGGGAGCGGGAGCGGGCTTGCGACCGCGATCCTCTTCCGGGGTGTCGTCTTCGATCTCTACCTCGATCTTGTCAGAGGCTTCGACATCTTGACTTTCTTGCTCGTCGGGAAATTTGTACTCTTCCCCAAATTTTGTTGCCATGTTTGAACTCCTCAAGCAGCGCGGCTGATGCCTCGCGGATCTTCAACAACGGCCTCGACCGACTCATCGTTGATGATTCGGAACTCTCGGCCATGAATCTTCAGGCGAGTGCCTGAATTGGGGCGGACGATGACAAAGTCACCGACCTTGCACGACGGGCCACTCGGGAACAATTTCTCGTTCTTGAATGCGTCGGGACCAAGTTTGACCACAAACAGCACGGGGGTCAGAATCTCCTCGTAGTGCATGGTCTTGTCGGACTTGACCAAACCCACTTCGCTGTCTGCGTATTCCTCCATTGCTTCGGGAACCACACACAAGAGATGGTAGGTTTTGGGGTCAGGCAGTTGTTTTGCCTTTTGCTCGGCTGAGTTGTTGAGGATCTTGGATAGATCCACCGCAAGGGCCGGATTGATGTCGTTCATTCACGCTCCATTTTTTGCACGAGGTCATTGATGATGGAATCTGCGAGACCTAGACCTCGGATCACCCCGCAGATTTTTTTGTACTCGTCGTACGAGTCAGCCCGACTTGCAGCCAAAAAGGCGGTGTTTTCGTCGGCGAGTTTTTTCAGTTCTCTTTGCACAAGCGCAAGTGCTTGGATGGAGTCGTTCATTTAGATGGCCTTTGGTGGCGGTTTTTGGCAATATCCGCCCCGATCTTCATGCCTTCGAGCTCTTGGCTCTTGGCAAGCTTGTCCCTCGCGGCGGCGGCGTTTGCGGCAACTTGCATTGCTGCAATTTCTTTCTGAGCAGCGATCCGGGCCTCTTCGACTCGGATGCGGTCGGCTTTCTCTGCGGCTTCGATTTGTTGTTTCTGAGCCTTGAGTTGGAGATCCTGTTGCTTGAGCTGCAACTCCTGCATCTGCATCTGCACGATGGGGTCTTGCATCTGCTGTTGAGCGGCTTGCGCGGCAACCTCTGCACTGTTTTGGTTGAACAGTTGCTGGGCCGCTTGAGCCGCCTGAAGTGCAATCTGGTCTGCCTCCTCTGGAGAGATCGTCTTGTTGGTCTCTTCCCCGGGGAGAACCATGCCCATCTTGAGTTCCATCTGCTTGCGGTACTCGAAGGCGATGTGCTCGTTGATGTGGGCCATCATCTCTGCCTGAATCATCGGAGCGCGGGGGTTCTGCCCAACCAGTTGAGCGATCTTCGGGTCTTGCATCGCCATCATGTGGACTTGGATGTGGGCCTGATGGTTCTGCTCGATGAACGCCTTGACGGGTTTGCCCGTGAGGATATTCTGGTTCTCCTGCACAGGATCCACGGGGACGGCATCCTCTTCCAGCGGGATGAGCTTGTTGGCGTTCTTCACGCCCAGAACCTCAATCATCTGGCGGTGCAGGAAGGGCATGTTGTAGATGTCCGGGGCGGTCTGCGCCAACTGGAGGACTGCCTGATACTGCACGATCTTCTGGGCCATCGTTGCGGCGTTGGGGTCGGACACGGGGATCACATCCACCGAGTCGTAGTCGGAACGCTTGGCGAGGCGGCTGCCCTCCTCGGGCTCGTAGGCGTACTCCTCTGGGCAGAAGTCGGCAATGATTCCCTTGAGCAACTTGAACTCCACCTTCATGGAGTTGTGCATGCGGGAC